CATCCATTCTACACTATCATCAGGAGCAGGCTCTACATCTTCGAGACCGGTCCAATAACAATAGGCAGCAATATGACTCTTGTTGAATCGCCATTCCTCATTCTTTAGAATAGCTGACGCAGTAGTTTTATCATAATTTTTTCGAACCCATGATTTAATAACAGCAGAGCACTCCTTTGAATCTACTTCAAAGTGAGCTACTCGCTTAAAATGGGTATAACCACTATCTATCTTAATAGCAGCAAAACCAGTCTTACGACTGCGAGTTGTTGTCTTTTTGCGTTTGCGGGTCTTGATTGCCAAAGTAATTCTCCATGCCTTCGATAAGGCCTATGATGTCTGCAATGTCTAAGTTGTCTATAGACTCATTCGCTACAGTTTCAACCCATTCACGTTGCAGAGTAGAGATAGGTATCTCTTGCCTTGTTTTGAAGTCTACTATCTTACCCATACTTATGTCAACCTTTATGAACCGGTAGTAAGTCGGAAGCTACCGTCTTCAACAAGCTCAAAGCCCTCAACGAACACATGCCAGTCACCAACGGAACGTTTGGCCTGCTGGAAAACGGACTCAGCCGCTCTCCAAAAACCCTCTACAGTGTTGGTAGCAGTGAACGAGCTAAACTCATATTCCTGCAGGTTCTCGTCAAAAGCACGATAAGTTACACGATACATATCACGCTCTTCGTTAACAACACGGTCGTTGAGATCAACAATCTCTTCGTCAAACATGCTCCAACGAGTCTCAAAACCCTGTTCGTTGCGCTTGTTGTCCAGATCTTCGATAACTGCGTAAATCTTGTTCATTTGCTTGGTCCTCATTTCCACTATACATATATTAGCACAGATATAGGGAACGTCAACCGTTTTAGGCTATTTTTTCACCTAAATCTACACGCCAATCAAAGCAAGATTCCATCATCCGAACAGTGTTTTCCCAGGTATCCGGGAACTGAGAAACCAGCATACCGTTGGGATCACGAGCTATAAATTTCTCACCAATCTTAGTGATTGTCACATCACCGCTTGAGCAGTTAACTGACTCCCACGTTTCCGTTGAACGCCAATCCGACTTCTTCCATTCGCTTATAAACATATGCTTGCTCCTCATTTCCTATATATACATATTAGCACATAGTACAAGAGCGTCAACCATTTTTGCCATAAATACTATACGATAAGGATATTTTTTATGCCTAGACTCTCATTGTGGAAAGATGGTGCTCACACCAACGATTTTAAGTTTTTTGACCGCCGTATATCAGAAATGTTTACTGTGGGCGGTACGGGTATCAACGTACACAAATACCTAGGCATCATTGACCAGGGATCTAGCACAGATGCTAGCCAGCCGCAGACTACTCAGGATGATCCACTTGCTATACAGGATTTCCTGTTTCTAGAGAACAGAGACCGCAAGTATGACCAAGATGTTTATACAATGCGAGGTATCTACAATGTAGCAGATACAGACTTTGATCTCAGTCAATTCGGATTGTTCCTACAGAATGATACGCTTTTTATTACATTCCATCTACAGGATATGGATCGTATCCTAGGTCGCAGGCTAATGGCAGGTGATGTGTTAGAATTACCACACCTAAAAGATTATAACGCTCTAGATACTAGCCTAGATGTAGCACTTAAACGTTATTACGTTGTACAAGAGGGCACACGCCCAACAGAAGGATATTCTCCTACATGGTGGCCACACCTATGGCGTGTAAAATGTACACCACTAGTAGACAGTCAAGAATACAACGACATTCTTAACAAGATACAGGTCGATGAAGATGGCGATAGTACTGGCGCAACCTTACGTGATTTGCTCAGCACATACCAAAAAGAGCTCGAAGTCACTAATAAGGTTGTAGAACAAGCTGAAGTGGAAGTTCCAGAAAGTGGATACGATACCAGCAAATACTACGTAGTACCTACAGACGAACTTGGCAGACCGCAGGAGCCTAAAGGCCATAATGCAGATGAAACAGGCACTGCATCCGATAGTACCACAGTTGACAGTAGTAGCACACGTATTAGTCCAACCAGTGTAAAAGCATACGATGGCTACTTAGTTGGTGACGGACTTGCACCAAACGGACATCCTATTACAATGGGCACTACTTTCCCGTCTAGTGCATTAGAAGGCGACTATATACTACGTCTAGACTTTTTACCAAACAGACTGTTTAGATATAGCGGTACACGTTGGGTTAAGGTAGAAGATGATGTACGTAGCAGACTAACACCTGGCACAGGAAATACTCTACGTGATGGATTTATTAACAATAGCAATACAACCACAAGAGACGATAATACTACAATGGATCAACGACAGGCGTTAAGTAGTGCACTAGAGGCTAAGGAAGATTAATGGCACAAACATTTTTCTATGATGAACAAGTAAGACGCTTCCTATTACAGTTTATACGTGCTTTCTCTAACTTCCAAGTTGAGTATGGCAAGGACAGAGATGGTAATACAACTCTTGTAACTGTACCCACTAAATATGGCGATGCAACACGTATGGTCTCTAGTCTAATCAGAGAGAATAGCGAGAACAAAATTGTTCCTACTCCAATGATTAGCTGCTATGTAACAGCAATGGAGTATCAACCGGAGCGTAGACAAGAGCCTACATTTGTTGACAAGCGTCATATCCGGATGCGTAAGTTGGATCAGGATACTGGCGAATATACTACACAACAGGGCAATGCTTATACAGTTGAGCGACTAATGCCTGTACCATACCAACTTACAATGAATGTTGATATTTGGACAAGTAATACAACACAGAAGCTACAATTACTAGAACAGATACTTGTATTATTTAATCCTGCACTGGAAATACAAAGCACAGACAACTATCTAGATTGGACCAGTCTAAGTTATATCGAACTGCTACAAACACAATGGAGTAACCGAGCCGTGCCTGTTGGTGTAGACGAGCAAATTGATATTGCAACACTAACTTTTGCTGTTCCTATTTGGTTAACAGCGCCTGCTAGAGTTAAGAAGCTAGGTGTTGTACAAAAGATTGTCGCAAGCATCTATGATGAAAGCGGCAGTATCAGCGATGGTGTTATTGATAGAGATATACTGCTTGGCGAGCGTATGAAGTTTACTCCTATGAACTTCGGTATACTATTGATCGGCAATCAGGTAAGTATCTTGCACAGAGAAGAAACTGTTACAAATAAAGTAGATTACGATCCTCTAAACGATCCGCCTACTAAAATACCTGCTGATGCAGAAGAGACTACTTGGCGTGCACTTATAAATCAGTATGGCGAACTACAAGCAGGTATCAGTCAAATACGCTTAGAAGTAGGCACAGGCGAAGTTATAGGTTCAGTTGCATATCATCCAACTGACGACTACAAACTATTGTTTACTATTAATGAGGATACAAAACCTACTAATAGTATTGATGCTGTTACAAAGATTATTAATCCACTTGACAAAGCACCTGGTGCAGGATTAGTAGCAGCGGCAGCTGGTCAAAGATATTTGATTCTAAATGCGATAGGTAGTAGTGAAAACACAGATGGACCAACTGCTTGGGCAGGTAGTAGCGACACTGACCTTATTGCAGGCGCTAACGATATTATCGAATACGATGGCACAAAATGGGAAGTAAAGTTTGACAGTAGTGCCGAATCGGGTGTACAATATATGACAAATACCCATACTGGCATTCAATACAAGTGGACAGGCACTACCTGGGTCAAGAGTTTTGAAGGCGAGTACAGAGCAGGAGACTGGTCTCTAGTCATATGAACCTTAGCATAGGTACTATTTTCTTCAGCACTAGCACTAAACGATATCTGTTTTTGTTACGTAACAAAGATAGTCATGGTGACACGTGGGCTTTTGTAGGAGGTAAAGTTGAAAGTGGAGAAAGTCCTATCGAGGGATTAACTAGAGAAATTGAGGAAGAAGTAGGCTTCTTACCTAATATAACAAAAAATATTCCTATTGAAAAGTTTACAAATAAAAACAAACAGTTTGAATACCATACTTTCATAAGTGTAGTAGAAGAAGAGTTCATACCTAAACTTAATAAAGAACACAAAGGATATGCTTGGGTATCTATTGAAGGCTGGCCCAAGCCGTTACATCCTGGTGTGTTTAGCACTTTTAAAATTGAAGAAATTATGGGTAAGATTAAAACTGTAAGTGAGCTATTTGTGGACAGCGCCTAATTGTGCTAGATTAACAAACTGTAACATACCTATAGTTTTAACGTTGGGACACCAGTTCCATTCGTCTATTACATGTTCAGAATAGTTTGCACGTTCGGGCTGCACATGGTAAAACTCTACATCCTCATAAATTTCAAATATAGATCTTAACTGGTTTACCAATGGCGGATTTATAGCTTCAGGGCTACTTATAGGTTTATAACTTTTTGTCATTTTAGGATACAAATGCTTTGTTGCTTCATTATAAAAATCAAACCCAATCATAAACACACGCTTATGTCCATCGGCACATGCTAAACGTACTGCGGCAGGTCCAGCATACATTTGTTGCCAGTGTGGATATAGATGAAACAGTCCTGAATGTTTAACAATGCACTTTCGAGTACTATAAACAATATTTTCTTCACAATAGTCAGTTTTACTGATAGCAGTACAAATTTCTTCATTGGCACAAATAAGAAAAGTAGGAGTAAAGTCTTTGAATAGCATATTGCATCCATAACTTTGCCCAACACTCCTAATACCAACT